TTTTAGAGTGATTTAAGTATAGCAAAACCCCAGTAAACATCGTATTTACTGGGGTAAAAAGCTATGGTGCAGGTAACTTGCAAGGGGGATAGGAATGGGGAAAATGGGGGATTTTGTTAGCTATATGTAAGCTACGGAGCATAATTATGAACAATTCAAGATAATATAAGACTATATTTTGTTGATTGCATTCACCAATTCTTTTGGGTTAATGTGGGTGTAAACCTTTTCGGTCAAGTCCATTTTCGACTTGTGACCGACTATTTTTTTGATGATTGTATGGTTCACATTTGCCGATACAAGCATTGAAATGCAGGTGTGTCTTGTTTCGTGTATGGTGTGGTCTAAACCTAAATCGTTTTGCAGAGGTGTCCAGTAGTTGCGTTTAAAGTTATCGTATTTCAGCGGCTTGCCATTGGTATTATTCAGAACATATCCGCATTGAGAATCGCTGATGAATTTCTGCCAAAACGGCAGTACTTTGTCTGCTATAGGCACGGTTCGTACACCTGAATCGGTCTTTGAACTTTCAACAAAGAAAGTCTGTTCGTCAAGGTTTACATTTGAAATTTTTAGATCGAGCAATTCGGACACACGCACTCCCGAATAAATCAGCATAAGCACTATTTTTACCGAATCAAGATTTGAATATTCCCACAAAAGATTTATTTCACTTTCCGAAAACTCCCTGCGTGCTCGTTTTGTTTCATCTGACTTGGCATTGATTTTCAATTTTTCTGCAAGATTGTTATGGAGCATATCGTGAAATATGCAGTATTCGTAGATTTTGTTCAACAGAATTTTAATTCGCCTAACCGATTGATAACCGTTGTTGCAGTTGTCGAGAACTCGTTGCATATCAATGATTTTTATATCGGACATCTTGCGATTGTATAACATTGAGCATTGTTTGTATGCCGCATTATACTGTCTTTTGGTGTTCGGATTTGTGTCTTCGGTGATGAACTCCTTGTACCAAAGTTCGTAAATTTCTGAAAAAGTGCGTCTTGCCGAATCAACATCAAACGGGTTTTGATTGTAATCAGCAAGAGCGTTCAGAGCTTTCGGCTTGTTGGGAAAGTAGCCTATAACTCTGCGTTCCTGATTGCGTGTTTCTTTGTTGTATCCTATTGTCACGCAGGCAACCCACGGATTGCGCCTGTTTCCGCTCAGCTTATAAACAGAGCCGTAGCCGTTAGGCAGTTTCATTTTATACACTCCTTTTACTTAAAAAAGGGTGCAAAAATCCCTTGTGCTTTAAATTACTTGAAAAACACAAGGGAATGTGATACAATTATTTTGCGTGTAATCGTATCATCTGCACCCTGTGTGGATGATTCCGCTCTGTTCGAGGACCAGTCGAGCAGGGCGGATTTTTATTGCTTTATCAACTCATCAACTGTGACATTGAATATTTCTGATAATTTAATCAAAGTTTCAATTGACGGTTGCATTTTACCTTTTTCATAATTAGAAATCGTTGTGCGGCTAAGGCATAATACCTTGCCCAAATATTCTTGAGTGAATTCTTTATTGGTTCTGAGCCTTTTTAAATTATCACCAAAAGCCATTGTTTACACTCCTTTTTTCGTGATTTTTATTTGAATCGTATATACAAACAGATGAAAATCATTATAATAAGAATAGGGGGTGAGTTGTGTGAAAAAATTAAAAAATATATTTAATATAGTAGTATTTAAATATATTTATGTTTCAGTTTTATCTCCTATAATTGTTGTTATTTTCTGTGATATGAAATTTTGTTTCATAGAAAAATTCTTTACTAATAATTCAAATGCAAGTAATTTAGCTGGAATTTCGGGTACTTTTGTAGGATTTTTACTAACAGCGGCAACCGTATATTTAGCGCTACCTTCTGATAGTAAATTCAAAAGTTGGTTTATAAAATATGGTCATCATAAAATATTTATGAAAATTATTTTATTTGGAACAATATTCTTTATGATACCTATTATATCTTGGATTTGCGATACAACTGCTATGAATTATATTGGAATGTATGGCTTTATAGCAGGTAGTCTTGAAGTGCTCGCGGCAATGTATTATCTATATAACCTTATAATCAAAAATTCTTTGTAACCTAACTTAGCTGTTTGTTTGATTATAAAGTAATTGGATTTCTTTTTCAAATGTTTTTTTAATAAAACCTATATTTTCTGTAGGGCTGCCGTCTATTTCAATTTGAGCACTTCTATAAAGCACCTTTTCTAAAATATCAAAGACCTGTTCGATGCCGTCCTGTGAATCTCCTACAATCTTGTATTTTTTGTATTTCTCACTTTCTGCAGATATTTGTTTCAAAACATCTGGAAAATTTGCACCGGTATGTTTAATTTTTATTTTAAATTCTAATTTACTTACTTCAATAGAATTATCCTCATTATATTGTTGCATATTTTTAAAAGTGCGCTCTGATTCGGCAGGATTATATGCCGCCTCAATAGCCTTTACTTTTGAAAACTTTTTAATAGCGTCATCTATGGAATCTACAGTATACGGAAAAAAGTAAATGTGATAATTTTCCTCAAAGAGAAATTGATTGATAATATCAGTAAATTTTCCTGATTGTTTATTAGATATTATTGAAGTCATACACTTGTTTAAATCGACATAGAAGAACGAGTAATATTCAAATATTACTTTTTGACTATTAAAATCTATTTCTTCAGGTGTATCATTTTTTACAAGTGTTAATTTCATAAATTTATTTGTTGAATCATCTTTTTTAAGAAAAGTCCCAAATATGTAATTGTCATCAAATGAAAGTATTTCAATTCCATATTGATCATCACGTGATTTATATACCCCTGTTTTTGGAAATCTTTTTGAAAACATTTTTCGTAATACATCAGTATCACTATCACCATCTGCAAAAAGGGTACACTTTGGGACAGTTTTGAAAAAATAAATTGTCTTTTTTATTGTTTTCAACGACATAAAATTCACTCCTTATATTGACATAATATGATAATATATTATATAATTTTGTTAGGAGTGAAAAAACTGAATACTTTTTATTCCTACTTGACCGTTCATAGTGCCAGCTGTGGGCGGTCTTTTTTTTATTTATCCTATTTAATCGGCAGACCATGGCTGTCGGTGTATGGGGCTGTGGCAACGGTTTGACATGGGATTATTCCAAATTATATTCCTGTTTGATTGCGTCAATTTTATTTTGCAAATCTTTTTTGCCTGATGAGGAAACACGGCGGACTCCTTCTTCGAGCTTTTCAATGGCTTTTTCGGGGTTGTTTTCTGCAAGATAGAGGTCGGCGTAGAGTTCATAAACATCTGTTCGTGTAGGGTTAGCCTCCTGATAGCCGTCAATCAGCTGTTCAGCTTTTGAATAATTCTTGCTGTCAATTGCGGTATTTATATTGTTCACAAGATTTGCATTGTAAACAAATGCAAAAACGACTATGGCAATTACAACAGGCACGCCGATGATTATGCCCAATTTTACCATTTTTTTGTTCTTTTCCTTTTTAATACGGGTGAGTTCAGTTTGATAGTCACCGTAATTCATACCGCAGCTCGGACAAACATTTTCGTTGTATTCAAGCATATGACCGCACTTGCAACGCTTTTGCTTCATCTTGTTTATCTCGGTATTTATCTGAAAAATAACAGGGGTATATTTGTTGTTAATCTGAGCCGCCTCGGTTCTTCTTCTCTGCTCATTGGCAATTTTGAGAGCCTTGTCAAGCTCGTTTTGCTTACGGGTGTTGACTGCCCCTAAAATCCTGCTGAGGTAGCTTCTGTGTTCATCGGGAGAAAACGAGTACAAATCATCGAGCAATGAACTGTTAAATTCAATCTTGCCTGCCATAAAGCCGAAAAGGTTCATTTTGACAAGGTTTTCATTTGATGAATCGAGCTTGCAAATATCTTCGCTGTACTTATATGCCTTTGCATAATCGCCGTTATTTGCCGCATTGTTTACCAAATCTTCAAGTGCCTTTATTTTGTCATTTTTATCAATTCTGCGTTCGGTAATGAAATCCTTAATAAGAATTTGAGTGCCGCAATATTTGCAGTTGGTTTTCATCTCTGTAGAATTAACTTCGAGCTGACTGCCGCAATTCGGGCAGTTTAATGTTATAAGTGAATTGTTTGCCATAGTTACTCTCCTTACTGCAGTGATTTACTTACTTCTTTTACAAGACCGAGGATTTGAACACGGGTGACATCGTTATTTTTAAACACTCGTGGGGGATAGTAGGGGTTGACTGAATGCAACTCAACGGTGTTATCGTTGTAAAGAACCTTTTTAACAACAGCCTCTTCATCGTCAACGAGGACTGCGGCAATCTGACCGCTGTCAACGGAAGATTGTTTTTTAACAAGGATTTTACTGCCGTCATCAATCAGAGGGCTCATAGAATCGCCGTGAACATTTATCCATATATATTTATCCTGTTCCGACGGACAGGTGATGTATGTAGGCATATACTCAACAGGCACATCCTGAGCAACTGCTCCGAACCCTGCCGAAATGCTGTCATATACCGGTCGCATAAATACATTTGTTTGCGGGAGTGGGATTGCTTGGTCTTCTTCTTCTTTAAATTCACCAGTAATAAAAGAAACAGGGTTCATTTTTAAGACTTTGGCTAATAAAGCTATTTTATCTCTTCTCATATTAGATATATAACCGTCTTCCCATTTTTTGACGGTACTCTTGCCGACACCAACTGCTTGCCCTACCTGTTCAAGAGTTAGTTTTAATTCAGTTCTTCTTTGGTTAATCATTTTTCCTATATCCATTTTTGTCTCTCCTTATAAGAGGTCTGTAACTATATTTTAACACAAAGTTTCAAAAAAGCAACTACTAAACCGAAAAAATACAAAAAAGTTTCCTAAAGTGGTTGACAAAGGACTGAAAGCAGTATATAATTTAAGTGTCCTAAAGGAAACGAGGTGATAGAAAGTGAATACAAGTGATCTTAAAGCTGAAATTGCAAGAAACAATTTTACAATTCCAAAACTTGCTGAAAAAATGGGAATTGATAAAAAGACACTTTATACAAGAATAAATGGTGTCACTTGTTTCAAGCAGGAAGAAATCGCACAGCTTGCAAAAATTCTCGGACTTAATTCAGATAAGATTATGTCTATTTTTTTTGCTGATGTAGTTTCTTAAAGGAAACCACAACACTGAAAAGAGGTGAAGAAAGACGGAAGTAATAATAATTTTAGGACTGCTAATGCTTTGCACAGCTTTTGTTTCAGCAGTATTAGCAATAAAAATAGTAGCCGCCCATTTGTATAAAACAATAGACAGCTACCTTGATAAGCACGACGCTCAAATTATGGATCTGATTAAGTGGGCAAAGGACGGAGACAAACATCAATGAACGCTTTTCCAACAGGAGTAAGTTTTGCAACTCCTTTCTCTAAATCAAATTTTTGATTACCGTTATTTGATTTGTTTGTGGCTTCTATTTGATTTTTGAAATCTACTACTATAGGTAAAGAATCAAAAATCTTATAGACTGAATCATCAGTTAAGTATTCATCATATGCGATGCTTATAAGACCCATACGAGATAAAGACGATAAAGAAATTGATTGTTGCTCAATTGAATCGCAAAACTTATTACTACAAAAAATATTAGTTTGCAAAATTCTATGACCGCTTTTTTCAAAGTTTATCCTTATTTCGCATATTGGCAAATTTTCTCCAACTGAAAAACATTTTAGGTTTTGGGCATCTATAGGTGACATTTGCTGAATAATGTCAGAAAAAGACGGATGAATCTTCTCAATTTTTCTATTGTCGAATGAATTGATGATTAACTTTTCAAACATTTCACGAATTTCATCTTCATTCATACAGTGTTTTGCTTTTTCAAGAGCAGGTCCAATAATCGATTCTCTCGGTTCAACTTGATTTTCAGGTGGAATATTCTCTACACCTTTTTCAATGTTGCTTTTGAAAGCTTCAAATTTTTTCTGACGCTTTAATTCAGCTTTTATTGAAGCATAATGTATGCCACCTGCAGTTAAGTTTATGAAATCGGCTAACAGACCACCTGCAACTTTTGTTGGTGGATTTGTAAGATTACTTACTGCTTCTGATTCTAAAACAGCTTTTGTAACACCATAAGCAGTATCAGTTATGTTTTGGTCACTCATATGTGCACCACCTTTCTATATGAATAATAACATTATTTGGGTAATAAAGCAATAAAATATCGAAAAGAGGTGAAGAAATGAAAAATAAAATGATAGGCAACTATTCAAATGAAGGAGTGCTTAATATATCGGCTACAAATTTGCAGGAGTTTGAAAGCCTTATAAAAAAGGCAAAAAAACAAGCTGACGAATTGCAGGACACAATCAATCAGCTTGAATTCTTCAATTTTAGTTTTAAGTTCTCAACAGATAAGGATAATTAGTTACCTTCTATCATTCTTTCTGCATTCATAGCAGAAATGTCAAAATCTATAAAAGAAACGATTGCATTTATAAATTCGATTAAGTCGTCAACATTGTATTCCTGCTGCTTTCTTTCGTAATGGGTTTCGTCATTACCTATCCAAGCAGAAGCCATAGCTAAGTGTTTGATTTTACCATTGTCAATATAATTATTGATACATTGTGACAATGGAGCTTTTATTATTGCTTCTTTGTCATCAGGGTGTAGAAAAATGGCATAATCTTTTACCAAAAATTCCAATGCTTTTCTGTAAGCCATTCCTGAAATATCATTCAAACGATACTGCTGTGAAGCATAAGCCTGATTGTAAATGCTACAAAAATCAGGTGACAAAGCCTTGATGTGCTTTGAAAACTCTCGTTCTTCAACATCATAAACCGGCTCAAATCCTCTTAGGTCAGTTATATCACAATAAGGACCTATATGATAATTACCTAAAAAGGTCTTTTCACAATTGTGACAGAAGAAATGAACGAAAAGATTTGGAGAAGTATGTTCATCGTCAATATAGTAGGAGCTTAAATACGAGGGGTCGCCAGATTTGTGACACATAGGACAGACTGACGGATATTCGATTTCAAGATTTTTCTTACTAATGTCATCGTTCAATGATTCGCAGTTATAAATTGTCTTTTTGATAAGCAAAGACCCCTTTCATTATATAGTGTAATGAATTGCTGTTCATCACTACATATAGTATATCATAGAAAGTTGGTGAAATCAATGCACATCAATGAATTTGCTGAAATATTGCTCAAAAGCAGAAAACAGAAAGGTTTTTCGCAAAGCGAGCTTGCTAAGAAATCGGGCTTTACCAAAAGAGCTATTCAGTATTGGGAGAAAGGAAAGAAGAGTATTTCTCTTGAAAATGCCGACAGGCTCTTAACGGCTTTGGGTGTAGAAATCAAGATAGGTAAAACAGAAAGCAGGTGATAACAATGCAGATAACAGGCACACCCGATGAAATCGCAGAATTTATGAATCTGCTGAAAAGCGATTACAGAGGTGACTGCACAATTGAAACTGATATTAACGGCAACACAATCTATCATTATCATTTCCCAAAATCAGATGATGAGTAATATTTATTTTTAGGAGGATTTTATATGTTAAACGATAAAGGTCAGATAGTAATTTTTGCAGACAAATCAACCGCAGGTTCTAATGTGGTTTCAGCCTGCGTATCAGATGAAACCGTTAAGGTTCTTACCGAGATTTGCAACAGAACCGGCAAGAAAATGTCAAGCGTTGTTCGTACTTTGATTGAGGACAGCCTGACCTTGGTTAAGATTGTGGGTGACTGATGTGGACAAGCTCATTATTCTCAAACAAGATCATCATGTTACGATTACTCTTAATGATGATACGATGAACAAGTTATTGACACTGCATCAGGACACAGGGCGTACTGTGCCGTACATCATAGCTGAGTGCATTAATTTTGCACTCACAAGAATTGAAATAAAGTAGGGAGGTGTACATATGGACACAGTTCAGATGAACAAAAAAATCAAAGAAATTATGGATAGCAGTGATGTCTATTTGCTTTCTGAGGACGCCGCAAAGGCTATTGGAGTTGCTCCGCAAAACTTGCGTGAACAGGCAAAGGACGAACCCGAAAAATTGGGATTCAATGTAATTGTAGTCGGCACATCTATCCGTATTCCGAGAATACCGTTTCTCAATTATATTCTCGGTTCAAACCCGTTGAAAGGAGTGTAACAAATGTGGCATTTAAGAAACTATCCGACACGCAGGAAACTGATCAAAGATGTGGAAAACCTCAGAGCAGAGAACAGACATCTCAGCATTGAACTGAGAAACGCAAGAACGGACCTTGCACTTGAAAAAACAGCGTCAAGCGGTTATAGGCACGAGAACAGAGAGCTAAAACGCAAGCTCAAAGCCTATGAATCATCAGAACCCGAAACAATCGGCTTTGAATGTGTGGGGGCTGCAGATGCTAACAAAGAAAAATCCGCTGAAGCTCTGCAAAGCCTCAACGGACAAAGAAAAATAACTTAATTAAATGATAGACAATTTTTTGCGAATTGTCAAGGAGGAGTTTATTGTGTCAGAAATAACAGTAAGCGAACAGCATAGG